GCTGCTGATCCTAGCGTATTTGCAGGGACGGCTGTATCGGCAACTAAACTTATCGTGAAAGGGTAACTATGTTAAAGCGTATAGGGGCTGAAGAGAGTGGTGAGTTTAAAGCGGTAGCGAGTGGCACATTGCCAAGTGGACAGCCAGTGGTAGTTAATGCTGATGGGACGGTGAGTAGTGTAAGTATTACATCTGGGTCGTTTGGTTCTGAAGTTGCTTATGACGGTAGCAGTGATTACAACAAAGTTACTTTTATAGGTAGTAATAAAGTAGTAGTAGTTTATCAAGACAATGGTAACTCTGGTCAAGGCACTGCTATTGTTGGAACAATCAGTGGTACTTCTATTTCCTTTGGAAGCGCAACCGTTTTTAATTCTAACAGTACTTTGTATACTGACGTTGAAGATGTAGGAAACAATAAAGTTTTAATTGCATACCACGAAGCTTCTTCTACTGATGGCAGAGCTAGAGTAGGTACGGTTTCAGGCACAAGTATATCATTTGGCACTGAAGTTGCTTTTGAAACATCAGGAGACACATTATTTACATCCATTTCAAAGGTAAGTGATGATAAGGCTATTGTATGTTTTACATCTGATGTAGGTTCAGCAAAAAATGCAAAGTGTAGAATAGCTAGTATAAGTGGTACGAGTGTTTCTTTTGGCACAGCGGCTACTCTCTCTACTAGCGGAGAAAATACTTCTGTATCTTTTATTGGAAGTGATAAATTTTTAGTTGCATTTCGCCACCCTAATAGTTCAGATCGTGGCGAAGCCATTGTAGGAACAATATCTGGTACAAGTATAAGTTTTGGGTCAATTGCAAATTACACTTCTAGTGGAGTTAATGGCGTACAGTCGGTTAGTGTTGGAAATAGCAAAGTTGTCATTGCCTACTATACCACAAGCAATTCTTATGGTACTTCTATTGTTGCAACAATATCTGGCACAAGCGTTTCTTTTGGTACAGCAGTTGTATTTGAAAGTGCTAGTGTAGCAACACAAGACCCGATTGCTATCATTAGCCCTGCTAGTAATACCGTAGAAATCGCTTACTCCGATGTTGGTGATTCTCGTAAAGGAACAGTTATTTCTGGAACAGTTAGTGACACAAGTATTAGCTTTGGAAGCTCTACTGTTTTTGCAAGTGCGAGTACAAGATTTTTAGGAAATACAGACTTAGGAGATTACAAATCTGTTATAGTTTTTAGGGATGGCGGCAATTCAAATGCAGGGACAGCAATAGTTCAACAAATAGAAGCAACAAACCTCACCTCAGAAAACTACATTGGTATGTCCAAAGGTGGGGCTGTAGCTGACACCAAGGGTGCAACTGTAGATATTATTGGTGCAGTAAATGATGAGCAATCTGGCCTTACTGCAGGGCAACAATATTTCGTACAAACAGATGGAACGATAGGCACAACGGCTGCAACGCCAAGTGTACTGGCAGGGACTGCTATCTCAGCGACAGAATTATTAGTAAAAACGTAAGGTGAATAATGCCGTTAATTTCTATGCAAATTCCAAAAGGTCAGTATAGAAATGGCACTGATCTTATGTCACAAGGTAGATGGCGTGATGTAGATTTAGTTCGCTGGCATGAAGACGCTTTGCGTCCTATAGGTGGTTGGCGTCAAAGGCAAAGCGTAAATATTAGCGGTGTTGCTCGTTCAATAATAGCCTGGGAAGATAACAGCGCAAACAGAAGACTAGCTGCTGGAACTTTTAACAAACTGTACGCATTACAAGCCGATGGAACTTCAACAGATATTACTCCTGTTGGACTTACTGCTGGGCGTGTAGATGCAACTATAAACACTGGTTATGGCGCTAGTTTTTATGGGCGTGAAGAATACGGACTACCAAGAGCCGACAGTGAAAACATATTAAAAGCTACCGTTTGGTCATTAGATAACTATGGAGAATTTCTTCTAGCTATGTCTCCTGACGATGGTAAGCTGTACCAATGGCAACTAAACAACGCTGTTAAAGCTGCACAAGTAACTAACGCTCCTACTTCTTGTTCTGGGTTTATGGTTACAGAAGAGAGATTTGTAGTTTGTTTTGGCGCTGGTGGTGATAGCCGAAAAGTGCAGTGGTCAGATCAAGAAGACAATACAACCTGGACAGCAGCCGCTACAAACCAAGCTGGTGATATACTACTACAGACTAATGGTGTTATTTTACGAGGTTTAAGAACAAGAGGGCAATCACTGATTTTAACTACAGAAGATGCCCACAGCATGACCTATCAAGGGCCACCATTTGTTTATGGTCTAGAAAGAGTTGGAACGTCTTGTGGGTTAATAGGCGCTGCTGCTGCTGTAGCTGTGGACGCTGGAGTGTTCTGGATGGGTCAGCGTGGTTTCTTTGCTTATTCTGGTGGTAGAGTTCAAGATATACCATGTGAAGTTGGAGATTATGTTTTCTCTGATTTTAATAATGACCAACGTAGTAAAGTTAGTGCTGTAGTAAACTCTGCTTGGAATGAAATATGGTGGTTTTATCCTAGCTCAGATAGCATGGAATGTAACAGATATGTAGCTTACGATTACGCAGAAAACATATGGACTACTGGTTCTATGGATCGCACTGCTGGAGTTGATCGTGGTGTATTTCGTTACCCTATGTACATCAAAAGCAATGGTATCTTATACGAACACGAAATAGGTTATAATTATGACACTGGAACGCCATTTGCTGAAACAGGCCCAATATCAATTGGAAATGGTGAAAACTTAATGAATGTTGTAGAACTTATACCTGATGAAAAAACATTAGGTGACGTTACTGCAAAGTTTAAAACAAGGTTTTATCCTACTGCTGCTGAAACAACTTATGGCCCATTTACAATGAGCAACCCAACATCTGTAAGGTTTCAGGGGCGTCAGGTTCGTATGCGTGTAGAGGGCAACACAGCGTCAGATTGGCGTGTTGGCATAATGAGATTAGATGCGCGGCAAGGTGGGCGTAGATGAGGATTGTCCCACCGTATACACCAGATATACAATCATGGGCTGAAAATATTAGGAAGTTTCTTGGCAAGGCTCTTAATCAATTAGATGCTACTGACCAATATTCTTCTGCTGCTGAAGATGGTGTTTTATTATGGGATAGAACAAAAAAATATGTTGTAGTATCTTCTAGTGGATCATTTAAACAGGTTGCAACTAAACAAAGTACACCAGCGTCTAATGTTGGTTCTGCTGGAGATGTGGCTGGGATGATTGCGTGGGATACTAATTATATTTATATTTGCGTTGGCACACATGATGGTTCTACTGCAATTTGGAAACGCGTTGCGTTAAGTACATGGTAAAATTATGAAAGATTTTATTTTAAGCGATGATTTAGAAAGATGTCAGCCTTGGATAGAGGATGCACTGCAATACTCAGGTGGCACACATACTTTTGATGATATTGTTTTAGGTATTGCTGAAATGAGGATGCAATTATGGGCTGCACCAAAGGGGTGCATTGTCACAGAAATTGTGGTATATCCTAAAAAGAAAGTATTACATCTGTTTTTAGCTGGTGGTGATTTGGAACAATTAATAGATATGAACAATGATATAACTAATTGGGCGGTTGGTCAGGGTTGCACTGGTGGAACAATCACAGGTAGATTAGGTTGGAAAAAAGCATTAGCGCCATTAGGGTGGAAATTAAAAAGTGCTAATTACGCATTTGATTTAAATAATAGTGAAAGTGATTAGGAGATAATTATGGGTGGTGGCTCTCAAGAAACAAAACAAACCTTACCAAAATTTGCGGAAACAGGGGTTCAACAAACTTATGGGATGGGTAGAGATGTTGCAACTCAACAAGCTACTTATGTTCCTACATACGGCCCAACAGTAGCTGCATTAAGCCCTGATGAACAAATGGCAATGCAATATACTGATATGCAAGCGAACGCATTTGGTATGCCTACAGCAAACAGGTCAGGTTATATGCCACAAGCAATGCAATATGAGGGTGGTATTCAGGGATATTCTGCTAGACCATTAGCAGATCAAGCAATTGGATTATTAAGAGATGAAAACCCTGCTTTTGCTCAGTATACAGAAAGCTTTGGTATTGATCCAATTACAGGAGAAGTTGGTTCAAGAGCGCCAGAAAACCAACCTGTAGAGTTAGAAATGCAAAGCAGTGGTGGGAAATAGGAGAATATTATGGGTAGTAGGGGACAAACACCAGGTGGGCAAGTAGCAACTCCACAGCCAACGCCAGTAGCGCCAATGCCTAATGTTCAAGGCGCAGGGGGGGTAAATCCTTTTCAGCAAGCAGCAGCGGCACAAACGCAAGCTTTGGGAGCAACTACGGCTGGGACTACTTACGCAACTGACCCAAGGGCAATGAATAGAATGTCGGCTGGTATGAATTATCAAGCACCAACCGCTGCAACAAATGCCTTGACTGCTGGTAGTAATTATCAAGCAAATCAAGCTGCTATGGGTGGCTTTCAGCAAGCTATGGGCTACAACCCACAAAATGTACAAGGCACTTCTTATCAGGCGGCACAGCAAGCAGGGCCAGATCGTGCTGCTGTAGGTTTATCAGCCTATATGAACCCATATCAACAGCAAGTAATAAATCCTGTTGCTGATGCAATAGAGAGACAAAGGCAATTATCAAATGTTGACTTAGCATCAAGGGCTGCAAAATCAAAAGCGTTTGGAAGCCGTAGAGATGTTGAGCAAGACAGATTAGATGAAGCGGCAATGCGTCAAACAGGTCAAGCTTTAAGCCCACTTTACAACACTGGTTATAATCAGGCATTGCAAGCTGCACAATTTGATGTTGGTCAACAAAGTGCAATTGGTAGAACTAATGTTGGTTTGGAAGATCAGGCTAGACGTTTTGGCGCTCAACAGGGAATGACTGCACAGCAACTAAACCAAGCTGCTGGACTACAGGGTGCTAACTTGAATTTACAAGGCTCTCAAGCAATGTCTCAAGCAGATCTAGCTGCTGCTAATGCTCGTAGAGCGAGTGCTGCAAGTTTAGGAAGTCAGGCTGCTCAATCTGAACAATTAGGTATGTCAGCAGCAAGAACTTTTGCTGATACAGGTCGGCAAGACATGGCAACAAGATTGCAAGCTGCTAATCAATTATCTAATTTAGGTAGAACTAGTTTTGGTTACGGAACTGCAATACAAGACCGTATGGCTGCACAGGGCGCTCAACAGCGCGGTATTCAGCAGCAATTGATAGATCAAGCACAAGCAGAACAGCAGCGATATAGAGGTGGCCCAGCGCAAGGTCTAAACACAATGCTTGGTACTGTTACAGGGCAAACTGGAAACTTAACTGGACAAACAGTAAGTCAGAACCCAGGTTTATTTAATTATTTGCAAGTAGCATCACAGTTTTAGGAGAAAACAATGACAATGAACCCTGATCCACAGCAAGGCGGTTTGTTAGGTTTTTTTCAGCGCATGAGGAAGCCAAACGAGCAAACTGGCTTATCACCATTTCAAAGATTTGGTGCTGCTCTTGATCCGTTGATACTTCCTGAAATGAGGGCTGGACAACAAATCAGAGAACAGGGCGCACAGCGTGTTGCTCAAGGCAATAAAAATAGAACAATTGCTGAATTAGAAAAAATGGCAAGCCAAAATCCTATGGCTGCTCAATTATTAAGTGCGGTAAAAGCTGGCGCAATATCACCAGCCGAAGCATACAAACAGCTAATTACAACCCAATATGATACTTCTGGATGCATTATTAGGGCTACTGAAAGATTTCAAAATGGTGCATATTACGTTGTCACGGACGCTGGTAGAAAGGTATACAATCCACAAGGACAATTAGTTACAGGTGAAGAAGCAGCCAAAACATTACTGGAAGCTCAAGAAAGTCAAAACTTGTTACAAGCGCAAGGCGTAGGTTTATCAGAAGCGCAAAAATATCAAGCTAAAACAGTAAACAATGCTTTTGAAAAAGCAGACCAGATGACTGGAAGTATTGCAAGTATTGATGAGGCTTTGCGTTCTATTGATTCAGGTGCGCCTAGAGGCGTATTTTTCAACTTATTGCCAAATATTACGGAACAAAGTGGTAGTTTAGATAG